CTAATCCAGCGTGTGTTTCATGTCTTTGGAAATCTCTAACTAAAACATCTAATTTTGAACCATATAAATTAGGATCAGTTAACAATTTATATAATATATCCGTTTTTTTAGATTCAGGGTTCTTTTCCCACTCATCGAATATTTCTTTTACTGTTTGATATTCAGATGGACGACGTTCACTACCAAACGCAACTCCTCTTCTTCTCGCACTAACTTCTGCTATTACATCTTCCCATGTAATAACTTGTTTTACAGTCCATGCCCAATCAGATGACGGTAATATTTTTATCAAATATTTACCAACTTCAATTAAGTCGTTTGGATTCATAAAACTATGCAAAAATTGACCTAGACCAGATCCGGCTAATTTCTGAATTTGTTTAGTTACTGCAGTATATTGTTTTAGATCTTTAATATTTTGTTTTATTATTTGTATCGCACCTCGTTCATCATCCCAAACGTATCCTTTGGAGTCATAAATTTGTTTAGCTATGCGAGCAGCATTAAATCCTGACTGTTCAAATAATAAGTGTTTTAATCGTATCATATTAATAAATATACTAACCTAACATATTATAATTCCAAAAATGTTCTTTGTCTTTATTAAATGGATTACCACTTTGCATATAGAAACAATTTAAGCAAAGCAATTGTAAATTTTCTATACAATGGTTTGTATCATCTCCGTCGATATGATCTAATAGTAATGGAACTGTATCATCTGTTACTCTGCGTTCTGCATATCCACAACAACTACATTGCTCTGAAAATATACCTAATGCCAATAAACGATTTCTAAGTTTCCAACTAGGATAATTAGGATGTTTTCCTTCTAATATAGCGTCTATGCTATACATTCCTGCAGTTGCACGAATTGAAGCCTTTTTGATACCATGACCTTCTTGATTGGTATGCATATCATATAAAGTCTTACCAGTTTCTCTATCAACATACATTTTAGCATATTTCTTCCATGTACTAAAAGAAACCTTCATGAAACGTGCGGCCTCAGCATTAGATTTGGTATTGTCAATTGCATATCTGATTTCAGACTCAGATATATTCATTGGTTGTTTACCAATACCATAAATATACTTATATTGAGGTTGATCGCTCATTGTTTAATATACACCTAGTTTTTGTAATTCGCGAACTGCTTCTTTAGGCCAACATTTCTTAGTATACATAGATTTCATTAAGTCTTTTTTATCTGCAACGAAACTAATAAATGTACTAGGATATACTTTAGATTGTTTTCTTACTTCATTGAACCAATCTGCATAGTTAGTGAATTTATCATTGAATTTGTCAGCTTCTGTACGGTTTTCATAATAATCAATTTGATCTTGGAATGGCCACAATTCGATCGGTACGTTTGGATCTTTTCTTCTTGCTGGAAGAAGTGGAACATTCTTTGTTTTTACTGAATTCTTTTTTATGAATTGATCCATAAGGTTAATGGATCTATCCTTTGGACTTAATCCTGTGTGTGCTGACTTTCTTCCCATTGTTTTTGTTTTTCTGTTATTATAACTATTTTACGCCAAGCATCTTCTGCTTGGTATATATACTTTTTAAATTCAACTAGATTTTTCTCTTCGCTAGCTTTTACAGCTTTGCGCATACATCGGTGATATGTTGCATGTAATACCCCAATACGAAAATTATTTAGAATTTTTTGTATTGCCTTTATCATTTGTAACTGCTTTATATTTTTCAATCTGAGAATTAATTCCGTTGAGTTTTAAATCTTCAGCCACGGATTCACATTCATCCCAAGTATCAATGAATACCGAACATTTACCGACATTATGCGTAATGGTGGCACATTGCCCTGCTTGGTAATAGTTGTGCCCACAGATGTTCTGTAATGAGTCGATTACATTAGAAAACGTATTAACAGTATCATTAAGTATAAATACTTGATACTTACCCTTTTTCTTCGATTTGTTGTTTGTAGTCACGAATAACTCCACATTGTTCATAATATTCATGTTTTAGTGCATAACTTAAACTCTCATTTAGAAATGTTAGTTTTTTAGTTGTATCCCAATCAGATGGAAATTCTCCGCCAGACTTTATAAACAATTTCATTGATTCCTCAAATAATATGTTCATATAATTTTTAGTTTCTGCCATAACTTTATCATTTCTATCTTTATTATAAATAATTCAATACACAAATCAAAGTTATTTTATATCTTTATTTTCTGGCCTGCTCTAATATTATTTGGTTTTAATCCTGGATTTTTTGCTATGATGTCATCAACGGTAGTATTATTTCTATTTGCAATACCACCTAATGTTTCACCGTCTTTTACTGAGTACTCTTTACCTTTATTATTTTTTTTATCCTTAGGCTTTACGGTATCACCATCAGAAACTAATTTACCAAATACATGTTTACCAATTTTTTTAGTTTGTACATAATCTGGATGTTTTGTGAATCCTAATGAATCAGCATTTGCCGTTACTGGGTTGTAATAAAATATTGCATTTTTCGTTGGATCTGCAGATGATAGTGTTTTAGATCTCAATTGTTTTGCTAATGGAAATGCATATGCCCATTGTGATGTTCTAGATTGAGCACGTTTTAATACATCACCCCATTTTTCTGTCCCTGCATTATAATCATTCCACATTGAAAACTGATATGGTTGTAATACCTGTTTAACTGGGTTAGTTCCCCAACCATTGTGATTTTCTTTAGCTCTGTTATTAATAACATGTGCTACTGCTAACATACCAGTTTCGCCTTCGCCGCCAGCTTCTAGTACCAATGTAGTTGCTAATATTAATTCACTATCAATTCGGCCGAATTGTTCAAATAATAATGTTTTTAATCGTATCATAGTTTATTTAGTTTTTTGGTTAGTTGTAGGTGCAGCAGTAGTTGCAGGAGTTTCAGTAGTAGTAGTTGCAGGAGTTGTACTATTAGTTGTAGTGTTAGTTGGGTTGGTGAGTTGGTTAGTAGATGCAGCTGGATTAACTAAATTTTTATATATTTCCTGAGCTCCATGTATTCGATCTACTATCGAGTCTGGTGCATTTGCTCGTTCACTTTTTGAATAGAACCCCTTTGCTTTTGCTGCTACGTCTTGACCAGCCATACCAGAGTCAAATTGTCTCTTCTCCCACGGATCTGATAATTCGTGTTTTAAAAAATCCAATTGGATATCTTCGTCTGTCCATGCTTTACCTTGTTTCTTTGCATAATTAATTAGATTTGCCTTACGGTTACCAGTCCATTGCATTAATCCCTTTGCCCCACCCATACCTGATACTGCTGGATTAAATTCAGACTCTGCCCAGAAGTTACCTGTAATTGCAGCTGCTTGCTCATCAGTAAAACCACGTTGTTTTAATTTATTTGCAATTTCCAAACCTCTCGTAATATGTTGCGGTTCCATTACCTTATTTGGCTGTAATGGTTTAGCAACTGCCTGAGTAGGTGTTTTTTTAACAACCGTTTTAGTTTGTTCAAATAATAAATCTTTTAATCGTATCATATGTCATATTCGGTTAAACTGGCAATATGAGACTCATCAATTGAAACTGATTTGTCATATGCTTTGGTTAATAAATCTTTTAGTTTTCCCATTATATCATTGCGTCGAATTAATTTAAACACTATATTTTCAGTGGAAAATTCTCCTTTAGTTTCTAAACCAGCTTTACGCATTTTTTTAATCTTATCTCGCAAAGCTTCTAATCTATCAACTACGTCTAAATAATCTTTATGTTTTTTATAATCTGATTGGATGTCATTAAATGTATCAGCAATCTTATTGTATTTTTTTGTTATTTGTTTTTTATTAATGGAAACTTCTTTAAATTTAGGTTTAGTTACCCATTCATTGTGTAATACCGAATATACTCCTGTTGAGTGATGTTCTTGATCGTGCAATTGTAAATATAACTCAACATCAAAGCCTTTTATAGTTATGTTGTGTTTAGTATTCCATGAATCCGTTTTGATATCTAATAGATCTTTTATTTCTGTTTTGTGATCAATATTACCTAAATCAATTATAACATGTAAATCAACATCAGAATGTTTTGACCAATTAAAATTTGCTAAACTACCAGTAAATGTAATATCTTTTAGCTTTACCTTTATATCCAATGAATTGATGTAATCGCGAGCAATCTTTAATAGTTTAGTTCTAATTTCAGTTTGAAGTTTCATACCGTCCCATATATCTGAATTCAATGTTTTATTCATTGTGAATCCAGAAAAATCTAATTGTTCTGATAATAATACTTTAAACGATATCATTTTTTACCTTGTTCTCGGATTATTAATTCACCTAATACTTCTAAACGACCTACTTCTCTTTGAAATTCAATTGGACTCATACTTAAAGATATTTTAGATTTAGTCCTATTAAATTCTTGTTTTGCTGCTTTTAAATCAAATTTACCATTAGTAGCTTTTTTATAATATGGTAACTTAACTTTGAAATGATGCCACGTTAAAAGTGCTAATCCACCTTTTTGTCTAGCAGTATTAGCAATTTTCTCAGCTCCATCACCTCTAGTTTCTGCAAAGTCTTCGAAATCATCATTTGATTTCTTTTCTTTGGCTTCGAATAATAAATTTAATAGTTTCATATTAATAAATATCTTATTTGGACAATTTATCTGGTTTAAATTCAGTCATATATGAATAATCAGTTTCATACCCAGCATTTCCTTCAACTGAATATATTGTCATATCAATTTTATATCCTGGATTCTTATCTATTCTTTTATATGTCCATGCATTATCCATCCATATTACTCGATTATTCGGATAGATAAAATAATTTCCGTTATCCATTTTAAATACATGACCGCATTTGTGTTCTGGTGTTTCTGAAAAATTAGTATCTAAAACATTTCGATTTTCGTGTGACCAATCTAATGTGAACATATATGTTCCTGATCTTTTAACTCCCGTTATCGATATTAAATCAGCTCGCAATCCAGACAATCGTTCTCGTATCTGAACATCGATATATGAAGAAAAACAGTCCCAATATACATGCTCTGTTAATGGTAATACTTCGGCATCTTTTTTCCAACAAAATGCGTGTATCGGTCTTCTCGTCCAATTAACACCATTTTCTAAGAATGCTTCAAACAATGGCGTTCTTTTTTGAATTGATGCCACTGAATGTACATCGGCCAAAGTGAATTCACCTTGACCGCGTTCTTTATTGAATAAAAATTCATTCCGAATATAACATGTTATAGTTGGAATATTTGCATTTAAATAACTCATTTCTTATGTTTTGAAATTTCAATTGCAGCTAATTGTTTTAGTGCTGCTTTTTTAGTTGGGTGTGTTCCCAATACATGGTTGCCTTTTTTAGGTTTAACTATCCAATTACCATCTCTTCGCTCAATGCGTTCTGACATTACTTGTTTTAAATGATTGCCGAAACTAGTTGGAACAAATTGTGGCTGTTGTGAATTGTATGCATCTTCATGTTCTGAATTAGCAGTAAGAAAATGATATACTTCTTCGATATCATCTGCAGAAGTTGTTATATGATCTACTGCCCATGCATGGCCATCACTTAACATTGAATCTACTTGAGCCGGATCCATATTTAATAATTCTTCTATAGCGTGTTGTATCGTTTGCAAATTTTGAAAGAACATGTAATTTTGACTTTCTTTATCTTGACATCCGCCAGTTGCTCCGCCGCAACCACAACCACATTCATTTAAACGTTTCATTATTTATCTCTTTTATTATAAATATGGCATATTATAACAATGGGTATATACTTTGATAATCAATATCATATGTAGTACCAACTACAGTTAAACTGTTATAATATGCCTGTATTTTTTCTTTTACTTCTGTTTCATTTATTGCATCTACGACATGAGCTTCGGTTATAAATTCTTTTCTAGTAAATCTATCCGATTCTTGTATTTTAGATTTTTTGATGTTTGCTATGTATATCATATTATGTTAATTATACGTTAGTTGAATAACGATGCACTACTACACTGATATTTCCACCATATGTTGTATTAGTTCTATACCAAGTAACTATATAATATGGATATGTTGGATCTAATCCTGCAGTTATATATGATGTTAATACTTCATCACTTCCAATACCATTTGGCCAAATATCTGTTAATGATAAACTAGTAATACCATCAATTGCTACAGTTGAACTAGGAAATTTAGTACTAAATGTAACACACTGCATACGACCGGTAGTTGGATTTTGTAATACATAAACTTCTGGATCTGCTCCACTAGTATCATAACTTAAACGAATATAATCATCTTCATATATTTTTGCTTGATCTGCATTATAGGTAAATTGTTTATATTTAAATACTGCCACACCATATTGTTGTGAAGCTGAAGCCGATGGCATTGAAACTATAATTGCGTTATTAGTTTGTAAACCAGACCCCGATACGATCAATGATCCTGTGATACTAATATTTTGTGTTAACGAACTTGCAGCAATGTAAGATGATGTTATTGCGTGAGATGCCGTTATAGCAAATGATGATGTAATGGATCTAGATGCTGATACTGCATTTAAAACATAACTAGCTGTTTGTGCAGTAGTGACGAAAGATGCAGTTCCAAATAATGATCCGGTAAATGATGATGCTGATATGCTACCATTAACAGTTAACGATCCGGTAATTGTAGCTGAGCCAGTATATGGAAATATGTTTTTGTTTATCCAGTTACCTGCATCATATATAATGGTTTGACCATTTGCTGCCGATGTAATAGCAACATCACTTAAAGAATCTAAATTGGTTGCACTAGCACCACCACCTCCAGATGAACCTGCAGTATTACGGAATAATCCAGCATTGATGATTCGATTATTAGTAGTATTACTCAAATCAGTAGTATCGCCTTTACATATAACATAACCAATAAATGGCAATGCAATTATACTAGTATCAGATTCCGCAAATGAATCAGTTGCTAAATTTTGTACAGCGGCATCTAAACTTGCATATTTATTTTGACCATAATACACATATGTTACGCCATTTACCGGTCCGTGAAATAAACGTTGGATTGTCCATTCGCTTGCTCCGACACTTGCTAATGTACCTGTTCCATCATCCCATTTAGTTGGATCTATATCTCGATATGGCTGTCCACTTGAACTAAGTGCAGCTTTAAAACTACCAATTGCAGCTGGGTCTCGATATATTCTAATTAAACTACCAGTTGCGATCGCAGTTGAATCATATATGGATGGTTCATCTGGATTTTGACTATAGAATCCGCCGGCGCAATATGTTCTACCACCTGCTATACTTAATTTTAAACTAGATGTTTGTGCTGTGATATCATATCCTTTGATCTTTAAAGGACCAAATGAACGAATAAATTGATATTGTTGTTCATCATTACCATATGTAGTTACTCGTGCATCTGCATAAGTACTAATACTAGATGTGGTTAATGAAAATATATATCCTAATGGAAATTTTTCATTGTATTCTTGTGGAGTAAATGGAGATGTATGTTGCAACAATGATCCATTTTGATCTATTAATAAGTATGAAACTTGTGATGTAGTTAGATATGTAGCACTAGCAGTTATTGCACCCCAATTAACCGTAGTAACTTCTGTATCTCCATTCTGTGTTGTTAAAGAATTGTGATTTGTTATGATACCACAACCTGGAGTAACATATATTGTAGATCCAGAATATGTTACTACCCCACCCCATTTTATACCAGTATCCAATTTAGATTCATACCACCCCATATTAAAATCATAATTGTTATGAGTATAATATAAATCATATTGGTTTGTATCACCTTGATCGGCAGAATTACTAACAAATAAATATGTTGATGTAGAATCAGGTGTTGGTCTAGTTGTTTTATGTAATCGAAGCGAACCTGATATATTTACTTCTTGTGTTAATGTGTTAACATATGATGATGATACCGATTGCGATGATGATATTGCAAATGATGATGTAGTTGCCGTTCCCGTAAACGTACCATCAAACGTACCGGTAAATGAACCGGTTGCTACTACTTCATATGATCCTGTACCGTTTAATGCATCATATATGTTAGTAACATGCGATGATTCTATAGTAGCACCTGTACCAATTCCTGATTTATTTAACAAACCCATTATTTATCCTTATTTCTATTTTTTTTATATATTGACCAATTTTTTGTTTTTTCATTAACCCACTCCTGACGATCGTCACAACCGCAATCCATGTTTAATAATTGAAAAATTTTATCAGTTAACTGATCTAAACGGGTTGCTGATGTAATTTTTTTTATATCATCGCCTAACCCTCTACTTGGTGTATTTCGATCCATTTTCTATTGCGTTTTTTAATTGTATTGCTAATGTTTTAAATTGACCAGCATTTGGTATTTCAAATATATTTTTACCGGTATACTGATAATTTTGTTCTGGCTTCATACACATTGCATGACCCGTTTCATCTATTCCTATAACTTCAAATGGCACACGATGCATTGTAATACTACCATCTGTTGTAGGTATCATTGTGCATTTACCTGGGTGTTTCCATTGACCCATTGGGTCTAGTATTCCACCGGTAACGTGCATTATCGTGTCCCAATGTCTATCTTTTAATCGAAATGATCCTCCAATATGCATTAATAATATATCAGCAATAGTTGGGAGTACTGATTCATATAGTTTTTCCATAATTATACACTTTTAGTTGGATCGTATGCTGCCATACTCTCATCTGGTAATCCAATTGGTACTATGTTTGATATTATACTATCTTTACCAATAGTTCCTTTAACCATACCATATGTATCCGGAGCGTATTTTTTCATTCCTTTTTTAACTGCAGGATATATAAAAGCTTCTCGTCTCGGACTATCCGGAACTAAACCAGGTAATTTTTCATCAACGACTGTATCTCCAACTGCGGCAGAAACTTCGTTATATACAATATCAGCCCATTTTCTAACATCATTAAAATTTGCCATTAACATGTCCTGTGCTCCTTTAAAATCACCAGGCCAAATCCACGCTTTTAATTTAGATTGTGGATCTGATAACATACTATTCCAAAATGGATTATCATTATCGATTGCATGTTTTGCAATAGTATCAGACATAGTTGCAAATTGTTTTGGATCAACATTACTCATTAAATTACGTAATCCGTCTGCATCTACTTTTTCCAAAGCCTTCGGATTTATTTTAACCGCACCAGATGTTAACATACTAGTAATTTCTGCATCAGTTAAATCATCTAGTTTAAACTTTTTCATCCCAGCAGCAGTATCTGTAGTTATGTTTTTTGCATATTTTCGTATTGAATCTATATCCATATTTTTTTGTGATTTTTTCAGCAAACGGTTCATATTTTTCAATAACGGTTCATATGTATTAACTGGTAATTTGTTTGACGTTTTTATTATTAATAATAATTTGTCTGGATCTTGTTTAACACGTTTTATAAAACCACGTGCCATTGTATTTACTAGTGCTTGAGCATTTTTTGGTTTAACGCCTAATTGAAATAGTCCACCTAACCCCGAAGTTATTTTTCTGCCAGCTGGTAATCCGTTTACTAACTTAACTAATAGATTTCCGGTTTCTTTAGCACTAGCTTCATATGTTAATGAAGATATTTTTCGTATTTCTTTGTTAATTCTACCTTTTCCTAATATACCAGTTGCTGCAGTTGCTTTATCGGTAAGTTTAGATGCATCGGTAGTTGCATCAATTCCTTTACTTAAATTAGCTTGTTGTTTTGATATATCTTGTAATTTATCTAAATCTAGACCATCTAATTTTTTTCTAGCTTTATCTAGTTGTTTTAATATATTATCTATAGTTGATGATCCAACTAAATCTTTAAGCATCTTGCTGCTTCCAACTTTATCATAAACATCTGCTAAACCGCGACTAACAAGTGCCATTTCTGCTTTAGTAGGATTCATCTTTTTAACGATTCCTAATACAACTTCACCCATATCATCTACTTTATTTAAGCCTTTCATTGCACGAACTACAGCTTTACCACTCGCAGCAATAAATGATCCAACAACTGGTATAACTGCTAAACTAGATAATATTCCTTCAAATATATTGCCTTCATAAAAATACCAAACTGCATGAACTAAATCGACAGCATCACCTACTACTGGGATGAAACCTGCTATGTCCAATGCCATATGGATTTTGTCGATAACTTCTGTTTCAGATTTTGGTTTCTCTACTTTTGCAGTCCATACTAAATCAGATCCAGTCCATGTATAGTATCCTATCAATGTATCTTCATTGCGGTCGTCAACTAATTTATATAAATTTAAACGTTCTTCGCCATTTTCGTTTACTACATCATATCCTAAATTTCTACCATTTTTACCACCACCTAATGAAAATACTTCATGTGTATCATAAAACCAATATGTTTCGCGTTTCCAATTTAATACATATATCGGATGTTCTGCTAACCCATATTGATTGGAACCGATATTAAATTTAGATGCTTTAATTTTTTCTAAATATTTTTGCAATTTAGCAGCTTCGCCTTTCCAATTTTTTACTACATTATTAGGCCATGGGTCACCTGGTGTTTGATTTGATTGGAATGTTTGGTGAACTTCTTCTTTTAATAGAGTTCGTAATTGATTTTGGATAAGAATATCTATTTGTCTCATATACTAGCTTTTTATTTTATTAATAAATATATTTCACTTCCAAAACACCTGTATACAAATAATGGCAAATGATAAGGCTAAACATATCATTGTTTTTGCAGTAATGGGTTCTGATTTGAACATATATGTTAATACAGAAAATACAAACATTCCGGAGACAAATGATAGGAATCTGCTAGGCCACAATTGACCATCAAACCCAGTAACAGCAGTACTAGTGGCTTCCATGAAAACCCAAGAAACCGGTAAACCTAGTACTAATATAATGTATTTGTATTGTTTAGCCCAACTCCACAATATTGGGCCATTAAATTGAAACCATGCTAAGGATTGACCTAATATAAACATGATTGTTGCATATAGTATGTACTTATAATTCATACTATATTATAAGAAGATATTGCGTTAAATCCTAAGAATTTTTTGGTTTATCGCAAGTATCGTCAATTTCTTTTTTTAAATTTGCAAGTTTTTGTATCATTTCTCTGATAATTACCCATATGGATCTGTTACCCATTTTCATTGAAGTTTCATCAATACTTTTAACTTCCACATAGATCCAAATAGACGAAATTGCTTTAGATAATAAATAAGGAATACGGAATGCAGATGCACCTATTATATATTTATCAATTAAAAATGCTAGTATAACTGTTCCTAAATAGAAAAGAAGTTTAGCACCAATACCTTTTCTGAGTATTACACTTTGAAATGCACTCCATCCTCGTTGTTTAACTGCAATATATATTGCAAATAGTGTATCTATCAATACAGCTAAAAACAATAGACCTAATAGTCCATTAATTGGTGTTAAAAATGTAAAAACAGCCATTAAAAACGGTTTTGTGTATTCCATTACTTTTTCCATATAGTAGTTACTTTTCATATTATTTATTTTTAAATATATGCTTTGTATTTAGTTGTTAATTTTATACGATCTGCTAACCCATTGTAACCACCATTGATGCGTTTTGATAATTCTGTAATAGTTTTTTCATCAAATCCGCGATCTGCTATACGCCATAAATTGTTTCGTTCAAAGAAAAATAATGCAGAGTCAAAAGAATATTGTTCTGCAACAAGAGATGGATTTTCTACTATCTCTTCATTTTTAATGTGTTTAGAAAATGCTATATAATTAGATTTACCGGTCAATTGAATTGCACCTCTACCTCGGTATCGATATCCATCACCAGACGCTTCATCTCCATTGCCCATTCTATTTGCATATACTCGATTTGCAATCTTTTCTGGTTTACGGGCATATGCTAATGCTAATGCATTTGATCTAAAATAATTAGGAAATATTTTAATTAAACCATCTGCTGAATAATTTAGATTTTCACTAAATGTAGAAAAGTTACCAGTCTCATGGCCAGTTTGTGCAAAAAAGTGTACTGCTCGTATCGGAGATAGGTTTAAATGTTTAGCTGCTGCGGCAAATGTTCCTTTACCAAAGATACCATCGGCAGTTACTCCGCATTTTTCTTGTAGTTTAATTAAACTCATTTTGTATCCTTAATTAAAATGACACATCTGGGTGCCATTCGTTATCCCATTCTATTTCATTTTCCATGATGTTATTTCTTTGAATCCATTACTCTAGAAAATCTATCAGCAGTTGTACCAAATATGGCTGCGATAGTTATAAATTCAATTGCGGAAATTAATTCTGCTGGAATTGGTTTAGCTATAGGAACATAGCAGGTGATTGTCATGTTAATTGCAAGTAAAAGAAACCCTAATACTCCTATTACTCGTTTTGAGGAAATTGTCTTGCTGTGAGCATCAGACACCATATCTATTATAAATTTTTTCATACAGTAACTCCGTAATTTTTTTATTATAATAATAAATATGGTGTCATCAACTTTAACCTAATTTTATCAGATCATTTTGATATTCAATTAAACTAGTAACATGTAAATTGAATACTTCAATAGTAAATCTACCAGGTTCGCCTTGATCGTATAATATATCAGGCAATTGTTGTAATATGTACATATTATGATTGGTAACATCATTTGCATCAAATTCTACTACGATATCATTTTCATTGAATGGATCATTTAAATTAGTATTCAATACCCTAGTTTTTAAATTAAATTTGGTATTGGGTTGTTCAGATTCAATATAACTATAAATCATAGATCCATAATGATCATCAACATACAGTCTATCACAATATGGTTCGAATGCTGGCAATAAATTTGGAGTACAGTTTTTGACTACATATGCTATATTATATTTAATAGGGCATGTTCTACTACCCCATTTTCTCATATAATTGCGATTAGATTTAATTTCAATTTCTTGTGTTTTATTCTGATACTCATCTGAGAATCTAGATGTTTTGCTAACAAAATGATAACATATTGCATCTAGAGCCGTGAAACAATTCATTCCCAATAACTTCCAACGACGAATTAAATCATCATCTTCACAAAACATTGGATTATATAAATTATCCATACCGCCAATCTCTAATAACTTTTTACGTGGCATACACATAAAAAAAGTAATTCCTGGTTCAGTTTTATCTGAATATTTATCTTGTATCGATTCTACATATTCATATAATTTATGTTTATCGAACGTCTCTAGCTCTACACCTAAATCATGAATAATTTTACCAGGTCGCTCATGTCCTGCGAATATAGGTGGCTCTATTGTGGTATATGATACTATGTTATTTTCACCAACATGTTTTTCTAAATTTTCAATAAAACCTGGCGCTAATACAATGTCATTATGCAGATATGCTACATAATCTCGTGTTGAAATAGTTGCAGCCATATTAAATGTATCAGAAAATGTTTTATTTTCATCTGAATAGTAATATCGTACGTGTTTATCATTTAATGAGTCTAACCATTCGTGAGTACCATCAGTTGATCCGTAACTCACAAAACATATTTCAACATCCGGATATAACTCCCTCGTTGTTTGATAAAAGTGCTTGTTGTAGTTTAAATTATTTTTTAAGCCTACTAGTAATGATATATTCATATTTAAAACCATTCGTGAACCGTAGTTCCTAATTTAGTAATTTCGTTTATTATGTCTATTCTGCTTTGTGAAGATTCATTTGGCATAAATCTTTCATGAAATTCGATATAAATATCTTTAATTTTGCAAATTGTTTTTTCTTCTATCATTTGGCGTAAAACAAAAAATTCACTTCCTTCGATATCCATCTTGCATATTATATTTGAATCATCTGGCAATTCTGATACAAATTTACTAAAATTGATACTAGGAATTTCAATTTTATCTTCATATCCTTGATAATAAAATCCAATTCCATCAACAGATGATGCCCAACCATCGCGATCTGAAAATCCATCATTTGGTGAACCTGTTTTATATTTTTCATGATGCTCTTGGTTAAAATATACAACCCCATCTTCAATCCATACTGCTTTATTATATGGTGTAATATTCAACGGTAACTGTTTTATACGTTCTTCAATATTACAAGCAGGATTTGCTTCAAAAGTATGTATTTCAAACGTATCATTAATGATACCACGATTATAAAAATCTACCAATCCTTCGCACAAATGTGTTCCGCAATCTAAAAAAATGTTCTTCATAATTTAAATTTATTTTTTAATTTAGTTATTTCGTTTAATAATTGTTTATCAGATTCGATACGTAAATTATTTCTATTATTAGTATTAATTAATAAGTTATTGTATGAATTCACACGATATTTGTGGTTTTCAGAAACAACTAAATTTTCAACAACCCATTGTTGTACGTCATATCCAGCTTGTTTTAAAATTTCAGCTCCATACATTAAAAACGTATCATCGGGACCATATGAACCGAATGAATCGGGTAAATCAATTAATTTAATTAAATTTGCTGATATTAAATTAAACCAACCACCTCCTAATTTAAACGATGTAGTTGGTTTTAATACTGGACTACCATATTGTGTACTTATAACGGTATATGGATCTATAAATGTTTTATTGTCCCATATATCATCTTGATATGTTGAATTCATTAAACCATACCACGTATCATCCCATAATTTTGGAATCTGTGGTGAAACGATATAATATTCATTATTAACATGTTTTGCCGAATCTAATATTAATTTTAATGTTAATGGTGAGAATATTAAATCTGAATCTAGATAAATAAATGAATCTACATCATTATAAGTTCGTATACTAGTTCGCCTTTTATCTGCACAACCCATACATGTTTTGTCAATGTTGATATCTTTAATAACCCGACACCAATCAAAACATGTATCAATACACTGATTGAATTTTTCTATAAAAAAGTCTTTTGGTATCTTTGAATTTTCCCAATCTACAAAATTTAAATTCAATGTTATATCTAAAGTTATATCATCATCAGAATCTAAATAGTGGCTACTTATTTTAAGTTGTTTTGCTTGCCATTCGAACCAATCAATCTCATATGGCATCAAATGAACTATAATCTGCGTTTTCATATAAATTTTGAATATAATTGTAAGTGTTGCTCGGCAACTACATCAGATTTAAATCTATTCATTTTGGGTGGATTAACTAATCGTATATTTAAAATATCTCCATTTGCATTAATAGTATATATATAACTAGGTTTATCGCACATCCATCCTTCAATTGTACTTCTGCCCCCTATACCAGCAGTTGCATCAGCATATCTTAAAAATATTTCAGTATCATATACTTGATCAAAAAACTTAACATTAGGATGATTAAATCCAGCTGGTCTATTAACACACACAAACCAACATTCCCAATCTTGTTCAATACAATTTTGTATTAAATGATTTGCTGGATTCGCTCGAATAGGATCATCCCAATTACCAACAAATAATACAGTATATTTATCTCGTTTAATATTAACAGTTGGATTAAATCTATTAGTGTCAATTGGATTGTAAAATAAATCAATTTTACTAACAGGCATATGTTTTTTTAATAAACGATATATATCAGGTTGTACTGCGATATAATGTTTTATTGATGGATGAAATATTGGATCTTCACTTCGTATAACACTATGTATTATTGCAATTTTAGGTGTGTCTGGAAATTTTTGAATTAATGCGGTTAATACTTGTGGTTGACTCGCTACTATTAAATCATATGACTCATTTAGATCTGCGATATCAATTTGTTTAACTGAATTATTTATTTTTTTTCGGATATCATTTTCTGTTTTTGGTACTAATGTAGAAAATGTTAAATCAATATCAAATTTAGATAATGCATTGACTAGTTCTAAATGATATAATTCAGAACCACCAACACCATTTGCGTTTAAACATGCAATTAATATTTTTTTCATATATAGCTAATATTAGATTTATTATAAATTTGCTCAATTATTGAGATAACATTAAATGTTATCGACATATCCGTAGTTCGTAATATATTTTCAAATGCTAGTTTAGCCCCATTGCTCAAAAAATTATAAGATTCGATTATATTTAATGCTTTACCTCCTAACTTTAAATAACCATTTGAACCTAATATAGAGATAGAGCATTCTAAATTTGTTGGTTCTGCTGCTATCGTAACTTCACACGTTCCACCATATTTACCAAAATCTAATAATGCATATACGGTATCTTCTATTTCTGTATTAATATGTTTTGTTTGATAACATTTAGATGCTATGATATCCGGTTTACCAAATAGATGTTGAACAATATCTAAATAATGTATTCCAACTTCATATAATGTTCCGCCTCCTATTTTAGGTTCATTTCTCCAACCGGTAAAGTATTCGTGTGGTCTTTGCCAGCGCTGAACAAAATTAACTGATCGTATATCACCTAATAATGATTGACTCAATGTTTTTTTAATTATATCAACAGTTGGGTTCAATCTAACTTGTAAAACTGAATATGCTTTTTGATTATATTTATTAGCACATTCTAAAATTTTAGTTACAGATTTGCTATCAAATGAAACTGGCTTTTCGATTAATACATCGCAATTATGTTTTAAACAATATATTGCTTGTTCAACATGTAATGAGTTTGGAGTTGCAATTACAATAAAATTAAGATCATTTACTGTGCTTAACATTGTCTGATAATCCGTAAAGCCAGGTACTTTATGACGTAATGCAACTGAATCTACTAATGATTTTTGTATATCACATAATGCAACTAATTTAAAATTCGAATTAGCTTCAATTGCTTCTAGATGTCTATTTAATATAGCACCACAACCTATGATGCCTACGTTATATTGTTTCATATATTGTATTATATCTTTTTTGTAAATCATGTAATTGGTCATCAGAAATGTTATTTCTAGATAATCCAATTTGATTAATTTTAATAAATTTTACAGGATTTCCGGCTACTACATGTCCTGGTTCTATTTTTTTGTGTTTTGTGATAACCGACCCCATTCCTACCATTGAATATGCACCAATAATACTATTTTGGTGTATAAGCGAACCAATTCCGATATTAGCACCTTCCATTATTAATGTATGTCCACCTAATACGGTATTATTACCTATAGTTACATTATTTTCTATAACTGAATCGTGTGATATATGTGAATTAACTAGTAGTAAACAATTATCAGACACTATAGTTGTATTTTTAGTTCCCGAATGTACCTGGCAATATTCTCGAAATACGTTATTATTACCAATTATTACCGGATGTTGTGGCTCGTTGTTATATATACAGATCTGTCTTGTGCCGATGTTCCGATAGTACAAAAAGCTTCGAATCTATTATTATCACCAATAACCGTATTACCAGTTATATAACAATATGGACCAATATAATTATTATCGCCTAATATAACGAAGTCACCAATAATCGCAGTTGGATGTATTATATTCATAATGTATTATAATAATTATTTTGTTTTTCTTGTCGGTCTATCGTTTTGTGATGAGTTAACGCCCAATCAATGTCTGCAGGTAAATGTGCAATCGATGTATAACCGGTTAATTGCTCATGAACTTTTCCTTCCCAAAAAATCGTATCGGAGTTTCGATATATTCTCCATTGATAATCCGGAAAGTTTATCCATCCTCGTTCATTAACTTGCCATCCCCATTTAGCAATATGTTCTTCTGTTAAACCATTAACTGTATTGATTCTAGGAACTCGTATAACATCAACATTATTTGATTCTATAACTTCTGGGATAAGTTTACATTGATATTCATCGATCATCTCGTCTGCATCGATTTGGAAGATGTAGTCTCCCGAACAGAGACTACTTAATTTATTCTTCCAATTTGCAAAATGATTATCAAATTTTGCACCGAACCATACAAATTCCTCGTTTAAGGAATGGGTCCTTAGATATTCTTCCACAGCAGGATCACCATTTGCTTCATCATATAATACTACTATATTATCTTGTAACCGTTTGTGTCGAAGCAAAAAGGACACTAAACGTTGAATTTCTACAAATTCATTACAAACTGTTATGGCATATGTTAGTTTCATATTACTATTATATGAAAATTAATATTATTCACCAACCTTTTGAAGTTTTGGTAATTCTAATTTATTCAATTTTGGTAGCGTTAATTCAACTGGTTTTGGTATTTTAGATTCAAATTCATCAACCAATACCATCAAGTTATCATATTCTGCTTGTACTGCACTTTTAGTGAAAGATTGATTAACATGATATCTAAGACGCTTACCATTATCTAAATAGTTTTTATACTTCGTAAATACCTCTTTTAAAAGATTCTGTGCATAACCATAATCTGGCGTAAACCATTTTGCACCATTTATTAGAAATTCATTTTGTGCACTAGGATGTATTGGTGTTAAATTACCTTTTACTTCTACTACAAAATCAGCTGGTAAGAAATCACTTTGACCCGAATGTAATGGAACAATCATTGGTTTACCTGTTGTTGCAAACTCTAATAATGGTCTACCAAATCCTTCTGATTTTGTTAATGAATACATAGCTTTAATCTTAGGATGATTATATAATGCATTCATTTCATCATCCGTTAAATCACCATGTACTACATATATATTTGGCAATTTTGCATTTTGGAATATTGGTTGTTCTATAATTTGTGATATTCTATTTTCAATATCCATTCTATCCATTACCGAATATGTAGCTCCTGAAGTTTTTAATACTAATGCTGGTTTATCCTTTGTATTTTTAAAGGTATTCAAAAAGGAATAAATAACTCCAGATATATTCTTACGATCTTCACCAATATTTCCTTGCAACCAATGTCCTACCGATAAATATGCAAATGATTCTGGGATATCATTTAAATCTGCTATTAGATCCTTTGCATTAATAGCACTTTCAGCTTTATTCGAATAAGTTTCTTCATTGAAATATTCAGGAACTACTATCAATTTGCATGTAATCAATTTATTACTAGCTTTTGCAGTATTTTCAAAAACTTCTTTAGTAAATTTACTAGGAACTACTACTATTTGCATTCGGTTAATACAATCAATCCATTCTGCCGGACATATATCACCTTCAGTACCTGCAGTAACTCCGATATTCAATTTAGCTATAGGTTGAAATTCAGTAGGTACTGTTATTTGTATAAAAATATCTGGTTGATATTGTAATGGTAATGGTATAATTCTGCGTTTCCAATCATCGCTAATTGGATATGTAAATGGAGTATGACCCCATGGCATAGACAACAGTTTAATATCCCATTTCGTGTCTTTTCTTTCAATTATATTTGTAATAATTTCGCGAGCGTGGTGTCCATATCCACTTTGTGTTGCTACTGGACTTGATATAACTACTTTTAACATACAATTCCTGGTTTTTCGTAACTATTTAATTTAAATTTATGAATTGAAAAATTAGGTCTGAATTCTTTTTGTACTTCGAACAGATATTCAAACATTTCAATCATCTTATCACCCATTTGTTCTCCGGTTAATCCTTTATTCAACGCCCATTCTCTGCCTGCTAGTCCCATCTCTTCGCGAAGTGTTTCTGGCGTGTCATACCAATACATGATTGCATCAGCTACATCTTCAAATTTAACTCTGTCATCGAAGATATATGGTGTTGCTGGAGATCCTTGTAGTGATCTGTTACTAGGAAATACTGGTTTAGCCCATATTCCATGCAATTTATATTTACCGGTATGATTTGTTGTAAATTCAGCATCAAACTCAATATCATTTCCATCTTCATCTACAAAACCACATTGATCTTGTAATCCACCAGTTACGTTATTAATAATAGGAGTACCTGATAAAATTGCTTCTGTACTACTTAGTCCCCAACCTTCATTGCTACCAATATTTGCAACTACATCTGCAACATTATACATTAAATTCAAATCGTATGCAGATACTTTTTGTTGTGAAAATAAAACTTTACAATTAGGTGCTAATGCTTTATGAACTGCAATTAAATCAGTACCATTGTCGTCAATTGGATCGGTATGCATCATTAATGCTACTTTTGTTTTTTGAGATTCTGGTAATTGATCTACAAAATGTTTAAATGCTAATATTAAATCTCCTGGTTGTTTTCGTCTGATATTACGATTATTCCAAAACACAATGAAATCTACATTATTGTCTGTTTTCATTCGTTTGTACATTTCTCGATACTCGGCACTGTTTTTATCTACAGGTTTAAATATATTATGATTCAATCCGTGTGGTACATAACCGGTAACTACATCATTCCATTTTTTAGAAACTGATGGGGTAGGGTGTTTATCATATTCAATAACGCCAAATCCATTTTGTTTAAGAACTTCATTATGAATATTGTCTGATTGTTTACTAATACCCATAATCATATCACAACTTGCATAAAATGGAGCGTTCCATTGCGGAAATGGTAAATCATCCCATATTGAATAATATATAATTGGAATTTTATATGTAGTTTTTATTTCATGTTCTAATGCGTATAACCAAGTCCAATATCTAGGATCAGTAAAGTGTAAGATTGCGTCTGGATTTTCAGCGTTTAATAATGAAAATAATATGTTTCTATCACCATAGCCATTCCATGGAATAATTTTTACATCGGCATCTTCAATACCCGTCTCTTGTGCTACTTGCGTAGATAAATCTAAACCTTTACCAGCTTCTGGGTGATTTAATGCGGATCCTAATTGTATCCAATCATATTTCTTAACTGTATTGAATATGATTTCTTTACTAACGGTTCCAATTCCCGATGGTAATCTAAAATCATCAGCTAATAATAGAATTTTCTTTTTACTCATACGTAACCTTTGTTTTTTGTTTATAACTTATTTAATATAAATATTGATTAACCTAGTATTACCACCGGTTTATTCAATTTTTTAGTTCTAGTCCAAGCAGTTTGTAATACCGGATCTAGTTGTGTATTGTTACTCAATATCATCATATAATCACACGTTTCTGCAATAAGTTTCATTCGGTGATGTAATTGACTAAAATGATATTTTTTACCATAATATGATTCTGGCATTGCTGAATATAAATTGTAACCAGAAAATGATGGATTAAATTCTCTGTATTCCATACCGAACTCTAATGCAAATTTACGTACATGGAAGTTTGCACCTTCTGGTCCTCGTGCACCTATAATTACTAGTTCATCAGGAAACTTTCGTTTAAGCATTTGC